CGGTGGGTAAACGCCGGCGACAACGCCGTCCGCGAATCACACATGCTAGAGGGTGGGAACGTAGTGGACCTCGGCGCCACCTTCCCGGTCACGGGGCTAACACACCCGTTGCAGGTCGGCGGCGCCCCGGCGGAAGTCATCAACTGCCGGTGTACTACGGTGGCGGTTCTCAAGATTGACCGGTCCCGGCAAAGCATCACTGGGCAGGACCCCATACCACAATCGAACGAGGACACCATCGGCGGGTTGCTCACGGCATCACTACAGGACGCAATGACTGACATCTTCCAGGGGTCGGTCGGTGGTAAGACAATTCCGTTCAAGACCCCCGGCGTGCTACCGGTACGCACCGCAGTTGACCAGGCTGCATGGGGAGCGAAGGTACTCGGGGACGAAAAGGTCTGGGACAAGATCAGCGAAGCACTCGACCTGATTCCCGACAGGGCTCCTGGAAGCGTCGTAGCGAGCGTTCGCACAATTAAGGCCGGGTCGCTGGCAGCCAAGAACGCCCCCACGCTAACGACCGTCGGCAAGAAGAGGCTGACCCGGTTAATGCAGAGACCCTTGCCGGCTTCAATCCGGGAAGGGCTAGAAGCAGTTGACATCAAGTCAGATGGCAAGACGCCCTCGGCTTTTTACCTCAACGCCGTTGGCCGAGCGAAAGCAAAGATCCACATTCCCCGGCACAAGTGGGAACGCGCCGTTGAGTTCATGAACGACCCGCAGCAGTACCTGGCGAACGGCGGATCGTTCCGCCAAGCCCTCGACGCTATGGAAGACATCGTGCATGAGTACGGACACCACATCCAAGAGACAAACAGAGCGACCGCTGGCTGGGCTCGGGCAACGTTCCACGCTCGCACTACCGCCCTGGGAGAAAGCGCGCTCGTACAGGTCGGCGTTAAGGCAGACAATCGTGGGTTACCCGACAAGTGGTTCAGCACATACCAGGGCCGCGTCTACCCTTGGGAACTCCCCACACGAGACGTCAACTTCGCCAGGGGTACGGAAGTCACATCAGTGTATTACGAGAAGGCCGCGCTACTGCCTTGGGACAAGTGGTGGCGGGACATCATCTCGCAGAGTTCCCGGCACGAAGACTGGTGGTCCAGAAGCCTATCCGAATTGTTCTTGGTGGACCCCGATGGCGCTCGCGAAATGTTCAAGCTTTGGCACGGTGAGTTTTAATGACCATTGAAGCACAGGTAGAACTCGGCACCGCCAAAGGTACGGTGGTACTGGACGACGAGTCGCGCAACGGGTTCAAGGTTACTTGGCAAGGACGCACGCCGCTACTCTGGCGCCGCATCGAAGGTGAAGTGGCCGACCAGTTACGCGATGTAGAGAATCCAACATTCACGTCGGATCAAGTTCGGATCACTGGCGCCCGCGGTAATAGGATGGATATACTCGACGCATGGAGCATGGGAGAGTACTTGAACCTCGTGTGGCTTTCGGCTAGAGACCGAGGCCTGTCCTTCACAGTCAAGAGCGATGCATTCGAGATCGACTTTACAGTCCCCTCAGTTGGACCGAGTGAAGAACTCACCGGAACACCTGCATCGGCTCCGTTCGAGCAATAGCGTTGGCCGTTTTAGGTTACGCGCAGAAAGATTGATAAGAGACCTGTAGGCACCTTACCATTGGCAACCGGGAGGACTACTCCATGACGCAAAAGGTTTTCATTAAGCTGGCGAAGCGGGACTCGAAAGAGGACACTCCGCTCGTCAAGCGCCTACGGCACGAGGTGTATGAGCAACTCGACGCAGAGGGCAAAGCGGACAAGCAGAGTGATGTGTACTTCGGTATCGCATCCACCGCTGGCCTGGATCGCGATGAGGAGGTGCTGATCCCCCGTGGCGTACAGACTAACGACTTCATGACGAACCCCGTCATGCTTCACATCCACGACTACCGGCAGGTGTCGGTGGGCAAGGTGCTGAAGCTTGGGGTCACGGACGAAGAAGTTGGTATGGCATTCATGTTCGCTGAGACGGATCAGGGTCAAGAACTCCGGTCTCTGTATGACGGTGACTTTATGTCGGCGTTCTCGGTGGGCTTCATTCCACGGTCGGTAATGCGAATCGACGACGACACTCCTGACAAGATCGACATCGAAGTGCCCTCTGCTGCGGAAGTTCGCACCAGTGAGCACGTGTCGGACTACATCAAGGGAGAGGACGGCGAGTACACCCTGGACGCAGAACCGGCAGAGAAGTTCCGGCTGGACCTTACCAAGTACGACCGGCGCCCTCGGGCAGTCGTCTCTGCCTGGGAGTTGCTGGAAGTCTCCCCCGTCCCCGTACCCTCGAACCCGGAAGCGCTTCTGGTTCGGGCGGTCCGCAAAGCCTGCAGTCGTTTCACCGGCCCGGCTAAGGCCTTCGCTGAGGCAACTCTCGGCGAGGCGCTCAAGACCACGACTACCACCTTGGAAGAGTTCTTGCTGGCTCTCGACGACTTCGAACTTCGTGGCTCCGTGGCGCGGCACACTACCCCCATTGATAACGAGGCGTCCTGGGATGGCAGCGCGGCACGCGCAACGCTCGCCCGCTGGGCTTCGTCCGATAACACCGGGTCCAAGGAGACTATGGATTGGGGCAAGTTCTCTCGTGGGTACGGCTGGTTCGACAGCAATGCGATCGAGGCCTTCGGGTCTTACAAACTACCGCACCACGTCATCCGTGACGGCGAGTTGGTTGGTATCTGGCGCGGCATCACGACTGCGATGGGTGCCCTGCTCGGCGCCCGCGGTGGCGTAGATGTTGGCGGCGACACTCAAGCGGTGTACAACCATCTGGCCCAGCACTACCGGGACAACGACCGTGAGCCGCCTCCCCTTACTCGTGAGTACGACGAAGCCGACCTCAAAGGCATTGTCGAGGACACCTGGAAGGCGGAAGACCACATCGAAGAGGACGACGGTTACGAAATTGTGGACGGTAAGGCCATCCGCACATCCGGCTCAGCCGCTGGACACAGTCATCGGTACGACGACGCAGAGAGCGGCGAGACTACTGGTGGCGACGGGAACCAGCACTCCTACACTCGGGGCGCTCAGTTCACCGGCGTGACCAACGGACACCGGCACAGTCTCACGTTCCCCAACATGTCGGAGAACGTCGAGGAAGGCGCCGAACCGGATGACGACGTGTACGCAACAAGAGATCAGAGTGGCTCCCCCGCGGTACTCGAGCGGTTGGACGAACTGGAGGCAACCCTCGGGGTTCGCCTGGGAGTCATTGGAGAGATGGTTGAGGAACTTTCGGACATGCTGGAGAAGGCAGTGCGGAAGGATCTCGATGATGTTACCGGCAATCCGCCGGACGACGACGGCGAGAATGCCGGGGGTGACGCCACCCCAGAAGCGGAGAGGGCGCTGCAAGAGGGCGCCGAGAAACTGGCCGAAGCCTTGGGTCGTTCAATCGACTAAAGGCAACGGTCGCACTTTTACAATTTCGGGCAAAACAGGTAGAGAGGTAATTCCACAATGGAAGCCATGAAGAAGTTCGAAGACCTGCTGACTGACGCCCTCGGGAAGTTCTCGGAGCAGGGTGCGTCACTTGACGAGTTGAAGACTGCGGTCGAGCATATCGAGCGCACCGTCACGCTGATGAAGTCCCGGCAGGATGAACTCGCAATCAATCGCGAGAGCAACCGCCCCGGGTTCAGCGACGCCGAGACGGCAGGCAAGTTCTGCGAGTTCGCACACGCCGCATTGACAAAGGATATGAATGCGGCCGTCATCAAGGATCTGAATGAAGGCACCGACGAAGACGGTGGGTTCCTGGTTCCGGAAGAGTTCCGGCCGACCCTGATCCGGCTCGTCGAGGTGTTCGGCGTGGCACGCCAGTGGGCAACCATCATCCCGATGGCTCGCCACGAGATGGTGTTCCCCCGCCTCACCGGTAACGTGCAGGTGTTCTGGATCAACGAAGGCAAGCCCATCAACCAAGTGCAGCCGAAGTTCGGCGAACTCCGTTTGGTGGCCAAGAAGCTGGCCGCGTTGGTTCCCGTCACCGGCGAGTTGCTGGAAGACAGCACCATCGCTATCGCCAATCTGCTTGCCACGCTGTTCGCAGAGCAGATCGCCGCAGAGGAAGACCGAGTTGCATTCCGCGGAGACGCGGTTGGCCTCGGCGATCCTTTCACCGGCGTTCTGAATCAGCCCGGCGTAGTGCAGGTTCCCCTTGGTGCCGGCGACACTTCGTTCAATGATGTCGACGCCGATGACCTCGCCGACGCGACTGCGGCCCTGCGCTCAAGCGCGCAGAGCGGCGCCCGCTGGTGGATGCATCGCACGGTGTGGAACATCATCCGGAAGATCAAGACGGTCGACGGCGAGTACATCGTCCAGATGCCTACGGGTCCGATGCCTGCCATGCTGTGGGGCTTCCCCCTCACGCTGGTCGAGCAGATGCCTGGCATCACCGAGGACGCGAGTGACACTCCGTTCATCATCTTCGGCAACCTCAGTCACCTGTACATCGGTGACCGGCGCCGGATGACGATGGCTCAGAGTCAGCACGTCGGGTTTACCAGCGACAAGATTTTCCTTCGCGTCATTCAGCGCGAAGCGATCCAGGTCGCTATCCCGGACGCGTTCGCAGTCATCCGTACCGCTGCGTAAGCAACGGGTGGAAACTAACGGGGGCCCAGTGCCGGTTTGGCTTGGGCCCCTTTTCACCGTAAAGGCAACATAAGGAGACACTGACATGCCTGCAGTGATGGAGAAGGTCGACAAGCGACCTGCAAAGGCGGACGGCCCCTTGTACGAGGTCATCCACAGTATCTACGACAGCGACAACTCGCTCAGCCTCGAGTGCGAGACGGTCATCCAGACGCACTGTGAGAACTGGGTCAGGCGCATGGGGTCCATGCTCAGCGATCCGGCGACTCGCATTCCCCCGAACTACGACGCGGCAGAAGTCTTCGTCATCACCGGGTGCATGGAAGACGCAAAGGAGGGTGACGCGCCAGCCGAACCTCGGCGCGACGATGTCCCTACCGCCAAGCAAGCGCGCAAGGGTTTCCAGCGCAAGGCCGCTAAGAAGCCGCCCGTCGAGGAGTAATCCATGAGCGGGGTCTCTCAACGTTGGTTGCAGCCTGCCGCTGACGGAGCACTCGAATACCTACAGGTGCTTGACGGCGAATCGCGTACCATCGACTCAGACAATCCGGTAATGGCGACATCGGTCTTCCAGGCCATGACGCAAGTGCAGTCATACTGCAACCGGAAGCTGGCGTTCGACAACTACGTGGAGCGGCACGAGGACGTCGAGAACGAAATCAAGGTTCGAGAGATCCCCCTCGTTACAGTGAATGCGGTAATCATCAAGAGCATCGCCGGTGGCGACATACTCTTGGTGGAAGGCGACGACTACGTGGTCGAGCGCAATCGGATCAGGTTTCTTGATTCACTCACCCTGGACAATTTCATTACAGGGGCCGACACACTCGGGAGCGCTATCCTACACCGGGTGGTCGAAGTGGATTACGACGGGGGGTTCAAAGGTTTGAAGAACGCCGGGCAGCTCCCCGGTGGCGCGCAAGCGAATGTGGACGCACTCCGGAACGGGCTTATCCAGCAGGCGGCAGCCAACTATCGGCGCAACACATCAGTCGGCTTGCAGGTCATCTCCGGTGGGTCGGCGACTGGACAGATCACACAGACAATGCAGGCCGGGGGTGCGGGCGGACTAACCAGTTCCGCGAAGGAAATGCTAGCACCCTTGGTCTACGAGGGTATGGCCTTTGACGCTTAAATTTGAAGTCAAGGGGCAGACGACAGCGGCTCGCCAGATCAGGCAGGTAGTCCGAGAAGTCGAACAGCGGTTTGGCCCCCAGGCTCTAAAGAGTCGGGTATTCCAGAAGGCGCTCGATCTTTGGGCACTTACTGCGGTCGACGCAAAGCTACAGCAGAACCTCGCCGGCGATAAACTCAAGCGACGCACCGGGCAACTGGCCACACGCACAAAGGTCTCCGTCGGGTTGCGCGCATCCAAGGGTAGCGGTATCGCGATCGCCATTGAGTCCCGCGTTCACTACGCACACATTCAAGAGTCAGGCGGAACTATTCGGGCTCGAGGAAAGCTTCTGACAGTTCCCCTACCGGCGGCACTCACTCCGGCCGGGGTCCTCAGAAAGACCGCCGCTAAGTTTCGGACGCAGCCTTCACCATTCGGCAGCACCGGAGTCATCAGATCACGCAAGGGCAATCTGCTGGTCGTGGGGTTCCCTCGGGGTGGGTCGCGTACTCGGCGCGGTCGGAACGCGTTCACCCCTTTGTTTGTTCTCAAGCGCAAGGTAGTGATCCCGGAATCTAAGTTCGCCAGTGACGCGGTAGATTCAACCTTGCCGGAGTTACCTGACATCATCCGTCAGGTATTCGACCAGGAGGCCTAGATGGCGGCCGAGGCACCAAAGGAAACGAAACGCGAGAAGATCGTTACGGAGATCCTCCGTCGCCTTGACATTGGCATCCCCTTGCACCCTTCGTCCCGGGACAAGATCCTGGTCGAGCGTGGGTACGACGGGATCGACATCAACCAGATGCCCAAGATCGTGGTGTTCGAAGACACGGAGACCATCATCGAAGCGCAGCGGGGTCTGTATCAGAAGACTCTGCCCATACAGATGGAATACTTTCGGTCGCTCTCGAGCGAGCGGGAGATCTTCATTCAAGGCAATCGCATGATTGCAGAAGTAACGCAGGCCCTAGAATTGGACGAGTTATTCCACACCGGGGCCGTGGTGAACTGCCCAAGTAGAACCGGATCAGGTCTGGTGCGATCGTACGGCCTGGTCAGAAACGATATAATCGAACTCACCGATCACCGGGCCCTTGTCTTGGTGTGGTATGAGTTTACGTATTGGGAATGCCGTACCGGCGTATCTTCTCAGTGTAGAGACTAGGAGCATGACATGAGCCTTACACCGAACCCGAATAACTATGTGCTGGGACGCGGGGTCGTCTACTTCAATCGCCGGAACCCTGACGGGACCCGCGATGGTGAGCGCGACCTGGGAAACGCACCAGCTTTTGCAATCAATCTGGACCTCGAACAGTTGGAGCACTTTTCCAGTCGGCGCGGTCTGCGAGCGAAAGACAAAGAGGTCACGCTGCAGATCACCCCGGCGGTTAACTTCACACTGGACGAGGTCAACGTCGAGAACATCCGGCTGATCTATCTGGCCGACTCGGACACCATCGTACAGGGTGAAGCATTCAGCACCGGCACATTCGACCTCAAGTTGAATCGCTGGTTCTCGCTGGATAACGGCGCCCCGCCCTTCGAGGGCTTCCGCAAGATCGGCCTGCAGGCGGCCTTCCATGGTACCGTCACAACTGGACCATTCGTGGTAGGCGAGACCATCACTGGCACAACCTCGGGGGCCACAGCAGTGGTCGTCCGGGTGGACTCCAGTAGCCTGGTAGTCGACACCATCGGCGGCACCCCACCGTTCGTTGATCTCGAGACCATCACTGGCGGTACATCAACCGCAACGGCGCCCCTGGCCCTGGCAGCATCGCTGCTCGTGTCTGGGAACACGGCCATCGTCTCCAGCGGACTGACCCATGTGTCAACGGATACGGTCCTGCTCGACAGCGGCACCCCGTTGGTCCTGGGTACGGACTACACCGTGGACAGCGTTACCGGTCGGGTCAAGATCCTTCCCGGCTCGGCGGTCGCGGTGGATACCACCATCACGTGGAACGAGTTTCACCTTGCGGTTACTTACGTGCGCATCAAGACCTTTGCAGATACGAACCTGGAAGGGTTCCTCCGCTTTGTGTCGGACAACGCCACGGGACCGAATCAGGAACTTCGTGTGTGGCGGGTGAACCTGCAGCCCGACGGAGACATCGCCTACATCGGCGACGACTTCTCGACGCTGACATTCACCGGCGAGATCCTTGTCGACGAACTCTGCCATCCGGACAATCCGTTCATGGAGATCATCATGGACGAGGATGCCCTGGACGCATCGGCTGGGGTTTGCGACTAACAGTTACTGACTCGGGGCTCCTGCCCTAGAAACAAGATCTAGGCGGGGCAGGGGCTGAGGGCTTAACCTCACCCCTGCCCCGTCTTCGTTCGGCGCTCACAGTGCGGCTCAATTCGAGTGGCGTAAGCAGAAAGAGGGAATCGACCCATGTCAGAACTAGAGTTTCTGAAACTAGACGAAGACGACTTCGCAATCCTGTTACCCGAAGAGACCTACACTCTCGGGAAGAAGGAGATCATCCTCCGTCCCCTAAGCCTCGAGAACTCCGCGATCCTGATGTCAGCACTCCGAAAGGACTGGCCCGGGTTGATGGAGGATCTTATGGACCGCGGAGTTACTTTCGAAAACGTCGACGAACAGATGGGGGCCATCGGAGAGGTGATGATTCATCGCGTCCCCTTGGTTCTGGCCATCATGACCGGCGTACATCCTGATTCGATTGCGCGCATCCCCCTGGTGGACGCGATCAAGTTATTCAACAGAGCATTGAAGATCAATCTTCGGGATCAAGATTTTTTCGAAGTGCTGTCGGCCATTCGAGAAGCAGGCAACAACTTCACGAGCCTGATGGCCACGAAAGGCAGCAGCAGCCCGGACAAGGCTTCTCTCGAGTCGTCAACATCCTCTGCAAGGCAGGGCATCAATGGGGGGCAATCCGCGGCTACACCTGGGGACAGTTAGCAGCGTTTTTCTTAGCGGCTATTGAAGATGACGCACTCGACAAAGAGTTCATGATCAGAGGTCACCGGTACGCATACCACGCCAACGACAAACAGTGGACAGAGTATATAGAGACAATGTTCAGGACACCGGGAAGGCCCAAGACAAAGACACCTGAGGTAAGTCCAAAGGTGGTACGGGCCAACTGGATGAAGTTAGGAGCGGCACTCAAAGGTAAGTAGTGACATGGCCGATATCACACGCATTGTTGAGGTAGTCCTTCAAGTCACGAACCGGTCACGCCGGGGGACTCGGGAATTCACTCGGTCAACTAAAGGAGCGGCGGTTGCTACCCGAGAGGCTGGAAAGGCGGCACAGACTTCGACTAAGCAGTTCGATAACTACGGGAAGGAACTCAAAGACACCAGCACGGAAAGCAAGGCCGCGACCAGGGACACGACCGCGCTCGGCGGGGCACTCAACAAAGCCGGCACTGAAGCATCATCGTTCGGGAGTTCCCTGGGCCGTCTCGCTGGCGGTCTCGCTGGCGGCGCCCTATTCACCGGGGCCGTCAAGAGCGCTGCGGATTTCAGCAGGCAGATCGCCGAGGTGGGTACCCTTGTCGACGACGCTACCGTCAGCAATGAGGAACTCCGCGACACGGTACGGTCACTCTCGAATGAGTTCGGGCAGGATAGGGAATCGGTCGCGGCCGCTTTGTATCAGGCCATCTCGTCCGGCGCACAGGCTGGCGCCGAGGCGAACGAGTTCCTTGAGGTGGCCCTCCGCCTGGCGATCGGCGGCGTCACTGATGCGCGGACGGCGGTGGACGGTCTCACGACGGTAATCAATGCG